TATCCCAGTGCTCTGAAATACTGTATTATATCATGTATGCTTACACGGGGGGTCATATAAAGACCAACAGAGAATTTTCCTTGGGCAACCGCTTGTGCAATAGCCTGCGTAGCACTGTCTTGCCACTGCACATTGGCAGCAGTAACGATAGCATCCATGGAGGCAGCAGCAGCTGCGTTACTTTGGGCTTTAGTTGGTGTTGACATAGTCTCCTAAAAGCAAAAAAGGCTACCTAGGCCGCAAAGCGCCCTGGCAGCCTTAATTTTTAGTGCGATACTAGAAATTACGGTAAGCTACTTCCAGGATCGTTATCATTAGCGTCTTCATTATAACCAATGGTACCCGTGTAGGAGATATTCACCTTAGAGGTAGCCCTTGCGTTATAATTCGTGTTATGACTAGTGGGAACACAATTCAAAATCGTTTCAATTGTTTCGCCAGTTTGTCTATCGGTTACTGCAATTGTGAAAGGATCAAACAACAAAAGATCCTGAACAAGGGGAACCGCAGGCAATGTATGCACGCCAGCTCCCACAACTCTGAATCCAGAGCAGTTGACGTTCACGATTTCACTTGAAGTGATAGCAATTTCGTCTGCTGCATATCGCCCCAAGATAAAGATGGGTTCAGTGCCTAAGTTACTTGAAACAGTACAGCTTTCGAAAATACCGACCAATTGATTATTAACATAAACCTGTGCCCGTGCACCAGTGATTACTTTACCACCATTTTTGGTGGTATAATTCTTTGGTAACGGATTTGGGCTTGAAGGATTGCCTGCCATTTTATTCTCCTTTTAAATTCCTATATTATTAGCTAGCCGATGATTGAACTTCGGAAATATTGATGCTGATTGGCACGAAGTAAATTGCCGTAGCAAGTTTAATTTCGACCGCAACAGTCATAGTAGGTCCGAGAATACTGACGCTTTGGTTCTTGTAACCAAGGGGCGCATCGTCACTGGCCGCGATAAGTTTAATTTTCTTGTAGCCATCCATCTTTTGAGCTAAGTAGCTCAAAGCGGTGGTAGCATCGACGTCTGCCAAACTCTTACCAACAAACGCGCTTTGGAAGCTAGAAGCAAGGTCAAGAGCAAGTATGTCTGAACAATAAACAGCTTGAATGCTGTTGTAAACGAAGTTCGTGTCATATCCGTAGGTTGTTTGATCGCTAACCCAACGATTACCAGCGGTATCTTGGGTGAGGATCAGAAGACCTGCGCTAAGAGCATCTTCAACATCGCCGGGGTTACCAGAATCAAATCCAACTGGATCTGCGAAACTGATAACGTTAGCATACTTGTTACAGATTGACTTATAGAATCCACCAGCTTGCATACCAGCAGCAACAACTGCGTTGTACCAAGGTTGAAACGAGGTAATAATACCTTGCGAGTTAACTTGAGTTGGGCTTTGGATAGCTAAAGAACAACGATAGTTAGCAAGACTTTGCGCTTCCGCAGCAGCATTGGCATAAGTATCAAGTTGCGAAAGGATGCAGATTCGATTCTTTTTCAAAGAAGGAGTACTGAATTCAATGCAATGATTCTTAGTTCCTGCGTTGATAGCGGCGATGGTATAGGTAGAAGAAGGATCTGTAAGGCCTGCTGCAATGTCTAGACTAGCATTTTGTGAAAACAATGGAACGATGATATTGACATTTACACCGCCCAATTGAGCCAATGCATTAACGATATCGGCGGCCAGGGTAGCTCCACGAGTACCACCAGTCAAAAATACTGGGGCAGCCATAGCAGCCGGTAGACCAGCAAACACTAGTGGGATGAATTGCAACGCAGTAGAAGTCGACAGTGCTTGTTGGAAAGCATAGGCCGCATTCTTAATCCGTCCAGGTTGATCGCTTGCGCCAGTGGCTGCGATTCCAAGAGCCGATACTTCATCAAGTGCGCTAGGAGGAAGCGAAGAAGCTGCAGGAATTGCAGTAGCAGAATAACCAGTTTGTGTGCTGATGTAGCTGGCCAAAGCGCCAATGGTGGTGAATTGGGCAAGAGGAATGCTTAAGTTAGCACCAGAACCACCAACAACAGTGGTAGATAGAGTCGTACCGTTAATGGTCAACGTTCCAGTCAATCCAGCATATCCAACTGTTAATGCAACAGCTGCATTGGCATCTAGTGTTTCATTTAAACCAGTAGAAGAATTGATAATTTTAATTTCAACAGAGGGTTCTTGTGAAGAAACCAACAGTTGGGCAGAAAGACCCAATGCGGCCAAGTCACCAGGGCTAGAATCGATTAGTTCAAGAGATTTACCATAACCTCGGCTATTTGCACCAGCATCTGTGGCGAGCGAAAGTTCGATCGTGTTAGCGGCAACACCGGCAGAAGCTACTATGCTGGGCAGAGAAGCTGCAGAGAATGCTGCATTCAAAGAACTAACGAGGGTAGCTACGTTGGTGATCGTTCCCATGGGTGTGATCAAAGTAGCAGCGCCACCGTCTAGTCTAACAGAGAAAGAAGCGCCAGAAAGTCCAGTATACGAGCTAATGGTTGTTCCAGTAACGGAAGGACCAGCCTCTAAAGCGGTATTAGTAATTTGGTATTGATAGTTATTACCAGGGATACCGAAGTTTTGGTCTTCGATTGTTCCATAACCACCAGCAAGTGCGGCAGAAGCAGCAGTTCCAGTATTGGTTTTGATAATATAAATCTGATTAGCCGAACCAGTAATATCTGCGTCGTTTGAAGGAGCAGCTAGAGCTGTGAAGGCGTCCACAATGGGGCCGCTAACATATTTTTGTTGTACTTGCTGAAGCTGAGCAGGCGTAAACACATTGTTCTTTAAAACAGTGCTTTCGTAGCTTGCGCCGCCTGTAGCTTCTCCGAAAATAGCAACGATTCCAGATTGTCCAAGAATCACAGGTTGACTTTGAACCGTGATATTTGGGTACGCTCCCGGAATGTTGGTATTAATAAAGCTTGTAACCAATCTTTGAGCCATTTGATTTCTCCTTAATTATCTAATCTTCTTCAATCCAAAGTGGTTTAGACCAGCTTCAAATTGTTCAGGTTCATCCAATTTCGAGGACTTTAGGTGAAGCCATAATAGACTTTCCAAATCCTTTTTTCTCTTACCATACTTGGCTTTTTCCAAAGCCCAGAAAACCCTAAAGGCTTCCCTTTTTTGCTGTTCAGAAAGTGCTTTCTTAACAGGCCTGTATAAAGATGCCCTATAAGCTTTCGCTTCTTCCAAGCTCATAGCTTGTTCGGGGAGTCTTTCAGTTTGAACTTTTTTAGCCATCTTCTTTATACCTTTTCAGATTTTGGAAGATTAGGCTTTGGTTGAGCTTTTAACTCACCAAGAACTTGTTTGTGTGCATTTTTTTCAGTGTTATGAGCATCTGTATGTTTATTGCTCATTGCTATTTTACCAGATAAATGTGCAGATGACATTCCAGGTGTTTTTAAACCAGCCGATGTATGAACACCTTTTTCATGTCCAGTTTCAGCTTTATCCATTTCAGGAGCAGCTTTTAAACTTCTTTTATGTTCCATGCGACCCATGAACTTAGCAAGCTTAACATGCCCGCGATGTTCTGGTTTAGCGGCTTCTTCCTTCATCTCAGGAGAAGCATGACCTTCATGCATTTCTTCTTCTTGATGTTCAGCAGGAGCATTTTCCTTCATGTGCTGAGCAACCAAAGCTTCAACTTTTTCGCCTAGGGTAGCGTCTTCTTTTGCATCAGGATTCTTTTCTTCATGCCGGGGAGCTTCTTCAGCTTTGCCCATCTTCTTGCCAGCAGCGGCAGCATGTTGAAATGCGGCTTTGCCATACTTTTTACGACCAGCAGCGGCGGCAACAGCGCCAGGATCTTTAGCGCCGCTTTCTTTTGCGGATTCTTCTACGGCCTTGAAACCTTCGTATTTTTTCTTCATTTCAGATTTAGCAACAAATCTACTATCAAGTTCTTTCTTGTAGTCTTTTTTTGTGGGCTTACTTGATTCCGAAAGCTCACGACCAACTTGGCTGTCTAAACGGCCAGAAAGGTCTTCTTCTTTGATTTCCATGTCGTTATCTTGAGGAGCCTTTTGGCTAGCCAAACGAGGGTCAGAAACTTTAGCTTTTCCAGC